TTCGTTATCGATTGGTTTACTAATATGAGTAAAAGGCTTCATTTGGTTGATAACCAAATAACTTTTGCGACTTTTGGCATTTCTTGGTGCCTCTATTCGTATAAGTTAACCTATTACCCATCACCAGAGGCTCTTTCGACTTTCGGTCTTAAGAGTTATCTTGATGATAAGCCATTCGGTATTTCGGTATATAGACGTGAACTTTCACGTCTTATGCCAAGACTAAGGGATTCGAAATTCGATTTCCTTAGACCTACCTCACGGCCAGATCCTCTGACTGTGGGAGCTCTTATATGGCAGCTATTTTCTTAGCTACCATTAATCGCCCACTATGCTTATAGAGCATAGAATATCACATCGACGAAAGGTCGTGTAATATGTCCACTGTAGTAGTTTGGGCTAATAAGCCCACTTCTCCAACCGATGTTGCTGTAAACTTCTTTGACCAGACAAAGTTAACTTTGCGGTCACAGTCGTTTGATTCCAAGTTAAGTCTCTATCAGGCTGAGTATGTACTCAGCGATGGTAGTCCCTTGACTGAAACCACAGTTTCCGCTCAGGCTCGGATTAATACGGACAAATCTGTTCGTTTTAGTCTTCTTGTCCGAACGGTTCGTACTGTTACCATCGATTCTGTGCTTGCTGAATCAGGAAATGCTGATATTACTATCGCATGGACTGTTCCATCAATCCAGGATGATGCTGCAGCTACGATTTCCATGATTGGTAGTGCTTTTGCACTACTTTTCAATGGAGTCACAACAAAAGTACCGAATACGGGGATAATCTCCGAACTTCAGCGCTTTGTTGTGAATCAACTGTACAGCTAATGTCATATCGAGGAGCAAAGTTGCTCCTCGATTCTGGTAGAATCACTATCTCTAGTGACTCTATCAGTTTTCCCCATGAATTTAGATACGGAATCAACACTGACTTTCTCAAGGTCTTTGTTCTTTCCTATGCTAAATTGCTATGTGATAGCCCTCTTAGAGATGATATAGGAGATAAACCTATTCGGGTTTATTATTCCTTTATCAAATATCTTACTACCTTTCCCCTTACGGGAAAAGATGGTACTATATCTCTCTATTCTGGTTACGCTGATAAAATACTCAGTAATGAGTATGTTACTGGCGGAGATTCCACTATTGGAATCTTCCACGATTTCATGTTAGATACCCCTATTGCTAGGGAATATATTACATGGTATCGCACCAGACGACCTAAACTGCTTCGTTATATACTTAGCTTCCTCCGCTTTGGAAAGAAGCTCGCATATATCGATCCTAGTTTAAATTCCACCGCATTTCGCGGATGGGAAGAGGTCGAAGAGCGGTTACATAATCTTAAGTTTAATGATATTGATATCTCTTCCTTGAGAGTCATTATCAAAGAACTTATTGGTCCTCTTAGAGTCGATCACCTTCTCCCAAAATTTGGGCCAGGTTTCGTCTCTGAGAGACCAATACGAGATATCTATGACAAATTGGATAATTTGTACATGGATACCAAGTTGGATTATGCCTTCAATCGTCAGCGCC